ACAGTTAGGAGGCTGAAATGTCTGACACCCCGTACTCGAATCGGAGCGATCTTCAGAATGTGGCTGCGAAAGTAGCGACAGGTCAAACCTACGGTATGGCTAAACAGCAGATGGATGCGCAACGCGCAGTACCGATGGGCAAGTCGCCTGTTGATGTGGCTGCTGTTCAGCGTCCGGTACCTGGGACGTTGGGTTCGTTGACTCGCCCAACGGAGCGTCCGATGGAACCGATCACGGCTGGTGCCCCGTTCGGTGCTGGACCGTCGCCTGTCGCTGCTGGTATTCCGATGCCAACGTCTGCTTCCGCATCAGCGTTGGATGAGGTTCGCGCTATCGCAAACATCTACGGGAATGATGATCTTCTTGATTTGTTGGATGCGTATGGAAACGACATCTGATGTATCTGTCGCGTCAAATCGTCCCAGAAACTAAATCCGAACCCGCCACCAAACCTGAACCGCAGGTGTCAATGACTCCTGCACAAGCTGAACGGCTTTCACAAATCAAGCAGCGGGCAGGCTGGATCCCACCCGACTATCAGGTGCAACTGGCGAAAAGTAACGCAACCGATCAGGCTGTTGATGCTGTAGCCAACATGAAGGCTAAACAGATTATTGACGATCAGGCATCCGAGGAAGAAGGTGGCTGGTGGCGACGTAACGTGTACAACCGTTTGAAGGCTGGCACCCGTTGGGGTTTCGCTGGTTTGAACTTTGTTCCAGAGTTCGTTTCGGGCGGTTTGGCGCAGATCGTTGATGAGGACAACAGCACCGATGGATGGTTCATTTCGACGACGCTCGGCTCAATGGTCGAGAACCCTGAGTTGCAGGGTCAAGGGTTTTTTGCTGACGAGAAACTGATGGAGAAGCAGGCTGAACGTGCTCGCCGTTATCGCGGTACGGTGAACGGGTCGGCGTGGACTGTTGGGCGTGGCGCAGCGAACATCGTGTTCAAAGCGAACTCGAAGCCGTACAACGTCATGTCCGGCCTTTTGGATGCGCTTGTAACACTCAAGTTTGACCCAATTAGTCCAGTCACAAAAGCCACAAAAATTGCTACTGCTGGTGGCATAACTGTTGCAGGAAAAGATCTCATCAAACCGAGTTTGGTTCCGCTTTTTGCAGACGAAACAACCGCTGCTTTGCGTGAAGCGCTTGAATCACAGGCTGGTGTTACACGCGGTTTAGCGCAGTCAACTCTTGACGGAACAAAGTTTGATAATTTCACTCGTACCAACGGTCGTATGGTTCGACTGATTGATCGTTTGACGGGGATCAAAAACCCGTTGCGCATCGCAGAAATCTTCGACTACAAACTGCCAAATGAAATGGTTGCAGCATTAGCTGAAACATCGGACCCAGACGTGATCCGCGCAATTCTTGGGGCGGGTTGGACGATCAAGGGCGGGACACCACTTCCGCAGGATATTCGACTGTTGCAGGGTGGCCGTATAAAAACGGCTATCGGTGATCTGATTGTTGAACGAGCACCAATGCTTGACGGTCTTCGCAAGTCACGCTATTTCACCACTATGGGTGACGCAAAAGTTGTTATTCATGGAACACAGGACGACAACCGTAATGCTGTGAAATCAATCGTTTCATATTTGCGTACAGCCGGCGTAGACGAAAAGGTTGTTGAGGATGTCGCAGGCAGAGCGTTCGTGGCTTTTTCGCCTAAGAGTTCGAGTGCGGCCCGTAAAGAAGTAATGGATTTGTTTTACGACACGATGCGCCATGTGATGAAACTGGATGGCGTGTCGGATGAAGCAATCGACGAGTTATATAAGCGTGGTGGAAAAGTTGTTGATCGTATTCAACTTTATTTGATGGATCGTCTTGGTCAGCCGTTTGACGGTGGGTATGCTTCGCATCTTTTGAACAAGAATCGTGACTATCTACCAGAAGAAGAAATTGAAGGAATTGTGAAGTCGCTCGGTCTTGACAGCGGTAGCAAAGCCACGATTGTTTCCCCAACGGAACTTGTTGAGTTGCTGGACCGCACCATTGTTTTGCCTGATTTGCGTGAGGTTCGCCGTTTGACACGTAACCCGTTCTTTAGGGATTTGATTGGGGAAAATGTCAAGAAGAAACTTCCGATTACCGCCAAGCGCACAAAACGACTTGTCGAGGTCATTACAGACGAGAAGCGTTTCGCTGAGATTCAGCAGCGTCTTGCCGCAATCGTTGAACGAAATCTTGAAATTGATGAACTGAAAAAGGCTGGCAAACAATTTGACACGGATGAACTGAAGGCGTTGGGTCGGGAACGTGTCGCTTTGCAGGAGGAGGCGGCAAGCCTGAAAGTGAAAGAGTACAGAAAGGTTATTTCGCCTGACCAGCGAGCTGCCCTTGTTGCTATTGACTTTATGCAGAACCAGTTGTGGAAGCCTTTGGCTTTGGCTACCGGTGGTTATGTGGTGCGTAACTCGTTGGATGCTCAGGTTCGTATGGCGTTCAGCGAACTACCATCCGTATTCACCCACCCGTTTGAGTACATCAACCTGGTTCTTGGCACTTCAAAGAATATGAGTTTGCGTCTTGAAAACTTAGTAAAAACGGGTGGTATTGAGAACGCTGATGAAGTGATTTCAGAGTCGTTGGCTGATGTCCGTAAAGGTTTGACGTTTGGTTTGCGTGAAAACGGTTTGGGTGCTAACGCGATTGAGGACCAGATGACCGCAACAGGCACGTTTTCGAGGGTTGATCGAGACATGGTGAACGGTTTGCGTTTGCACACGGATGCTGTGGTCCAGAACGGTCGCCGTACCCAAGCGGATACGTTGCGTAAGGTTGCGGCACAAACGTTTGCGGAAATGGGTGGCTACAGCCCACAGGCACGTCAGGTTGCTGTGAACCGCATTGTGAACATCATCAAGAGCGATGAAAATATCCGTAAAGAAATTGATGATATGCACGCCTATGGGTTCGAGATTGGCGTTGACGGAAAGAAGACGCGCATCCCTAGCGTTGATTTGACTGTCCTTCCGGAAGATGAACAGTATGCCGCTTATGCGCAGTATGCGCAACGGATCACGGTGAGTAGTGCGCAGATTTTGACTGGTGCTATCCCTGAAGCAGAGTTCATGTATGCGTTCGGGTATGTGCCGAAAACGTCGGGCGGGAAGATGGTTGGTGCGTTCGAGCAGAACGTGGATGAACTAACTATTTTGGAGAAGCCACAGTCGGGTGTGGTTGGTGCGACCGTACAGTTAGGTGATAACGAGATCGGGATTATTACCCGTGTAAGTGACCTTTCTGGGGAGTTTGTTATTGATCCGTTTGATGGGTCGCTTGTTGAGTTGTCTGGGAATGTGGCAACGATCCAACCTGTGTTTCCTGAGAGGGCGTTTGATTCGCCGTTCGGTTCTCGTGAGGCTCGCAAACTGATTGAAACTATGCCTGTTTCGGATAGTGCTGATGTGCCTGGTTTGCCGAAAGTGTTGAAGCGTGAGCTGATGCTGTCTGATGCCGGCGATAAGAACGTTTACACGCAGATAAAAGAGTCTTGGGATCCTGCGGTCAACTGGTTCTTTGGCAGTTTCTATGGGACAATTACAAACAAGTTGGAACGTTCACCCGTGTTCCGTGAATACTATTACCGACAGGTTGCTGATCTTGCTGGCCGATTGAAGCCAGAGGATGCTCAACGTTTCTTGGATGACGCTGCTGCAAAAGCAAAAGAAGCTGGAATGAAGATCGGGGATTATGTTGGCGATAAACAGTTGGTCAGCATTTTGCGTAAATCCGCGACCACAGCAGGTGATGTGACGCTCGAACAACTTGATGATTACGCAAAATATGTTGCGCTAAATAAGACAAAAGAATTGCTGTATGACGCATCGAACCGCAGCAATCTCGAAGACGCTTTGCGCGTCATCATGCCTTTTGCTCCAGCGTGGCGCGAGATCACGACAACGTATCTTGGTTTCTTGAAGTCGAATCCGATCAATTCAGCTCGCTCGTTCCAGCGTGTTTACAGCGGGTTGCAGGGTGCGGATCCCGATAACGATGGGCGCGGATTCTTCTACACTGATCCGAACACCGATCAAATGATGTTTACTTTTCCGATGTCAGGAACATTGGCGAAGGTTCTTACTGGTTTGGATGCCCCACTAGAAGCACCGGTGAAGCGTCTGTCGCAAGGTATTCAGGCGTTCCCTGCGCTTGGCCCGATGGGTCAGGTGGCGGCTTCGAAGATTCTTCCGCATCTACCTGAAGCAGAGTTCTTCACGGGTCTGTTGTTGCCGTACGGTTTGAAGGGTCCAACGACAGCGTTCAACCCGACACCACAATGGTTGCAGAAAGCAACACAGGTTTTCACAGCCCCTACAGCCGATTTGGAAACCCAATACGCCAACACCTATATCGAAACGTTGCGAGCGCTTTCAGCCTCTGGCGACTATGACCTGTCATCAAAGGACGACATCAACCAACTGGAGTCGGACGCAAAGTTCAAGGCCCGTATTTTGATGGGTTTCCGTGCTCTTTCCCAGTTCTTTGGTCCGACAGCTGGTGCAACAGAGTTCAAGATCCCGACCGAGCAGGGCGACAGGTTCGTGAGCGGACTTATCAAAGAGTTTTACGATATGCAAGCCAACCCTGACATCGGCTACGAGAAAGCGGTCCCGGAGTTCTTGCGTATCTACGGTGATGAGGCAGCACTCTATGTGGCTTCGAAAACGCGCTCAGTGGCGGAAGGTTTGGAGGCAACGAAAGAGTTCCAAGATTGGGCTGACGCTAACGCAGGTCTGGTAAAGGATTATGCGTCGGTTGCCAACTATCTGGCTCCCGCTGGATCAGACTTCAATTTCGCGGTGTGGAGCCTTCAGTTGCAGCGCGGTGAACGTGTCCGGTTGACGGATCGTGAAGTAGTTGAGTTGGCTCAGCAGCGTATCGGTTCAGCTAAGTATCGTGATGCTCGCCGCCAGGTTGGGCCGTATCCGTCTGATGCCGCTCGTGACGCTTTGAAGCGGTACCGCGAGTATTTGCACGGCAAGTACCCTGGGTTTCCTGCGGTGGCAGAGTTCGAGGTTGGGTCGTTCTACAACGACATTCTTTCGTTGAAGGATCTTGTGGATGATCCTCGGTCGGCGGGGAATGATACGGCTGTTGCGATTCGTGAGTATTTGATTGCTCGTGAGCGGGCTATTGCGGTGTCTGGTGTGTCGGAGCAGGGGTTCAAGACTGCTAAATCTGCTGCTCGTGCTCGTGCTGGTTTGGAGAGTATCGGCATCTCGTTGTCGGAGAAGTATCCTGGGTTTTCCCGTATTTTTGATCGTCTATTAGCATCTGAGGTGGAATAACTATGGCAACCGACCCGATTGATCCAGCACAGGTAGCAGACGAGGGCACCGACTGGTCAGCGTTTTTTGGTGGCGGCCAAACTGATCTTGGTGAGGATTTCCCATATCAGAACCGCGTAGTTCGTGGTTTTGGCCCGAACATTCTTCCTGAGCAGGAAGCAACGATCCGTGGAAAACTGAAGTATTACGGGATGCCCGGTGGCAAAAAGAGTGCTTCTGTGTATCAGGGCGAGTTTCTGGTTGATGGGCAAGGGCTAATCGTCCGCGGACCATACGATGTTGATGCTGATTCGTATAACGAGTTGTACGGGATGAGTGATGCGAAACGGCAAACGATTTTGAACCTGCTGTATTCGCGTGGCTTCTACGGTTCAAGCAAGCCTTCATCTACTGGCACGTTGGGGAAGGATCGTTTGGCGTTCAAGGAGTTTTTGCAGTACGCAAACTCGAAGGGTCGCACTTGGGATGTGACGTTGGCAAATGTGGTGGCTGACCCGAATCGTGTGACGGTTGGTGGCGGTGCTCGTTATCGGACTACACCGAAAGAAGATTTGACGGAGTATCTGCGTAAAGCGTCGTTAGATCGTTTGGGTCGCACGATGACGAAAGCGGACATTGATCGTGCTGTGGCAGCGATTCAGTCGCAGGAAGCGTCGAAGGGTCCGCAGGCTCCTGCTACTTCGGTGATGGCTGAGCAGCAGGTTGTACAGTTGAATCCGGATCAGGATAAGGCTGTGAGGTTTCGTCGGGGTGTTGACTTGTTTATGGGATTGTTGGGTCAGTAGTGGCAACAGTTGACGAACTGAAATCCCAGCTTGATGAGGCGAAGGCTACACGCGATGATTTGAAAAGTCGTCTTGCGTCTGCCTCACCTGCTGATCGTGCCGCTATACAGAAGCAGTACAACGCCGCCAAGAAAGAAGTTGGTCGTTTGGAGGGCTTGTATGAGGATGCGAAAGATGCGGCGAAAACTGCTGGCGACACTGCTGCTGAACAAGAACTTGCTTCTGAACGTGATTTGGGTAAAGCGCAGGGCGATATTCGTAGCCGTGAAGATGCGTTCCGTAAGTTGGCTGAACGGTTCAGGAAAGACCCAAACAACGACAAGTTGTATGCCGAATATCAGCAGGCCATGTCCAATTTGTCTGGTCGATACGATTTTTACGCTGGTAAAGGCTTTGATTTTCCGCGCATTGTTGAACCAATTCAGGGTGGGTTCCGTGAAGTTGCCGCTGAAGCTCCTGCTGTAACTCCTGGTCGCACTATTGCACCTCGGAGAGCTACTGCTGGGATGCGTGGTGAGGGTATGGGTTCAACAACTGTTTCCGGCATTGAACCAGTTGAGACTGGCAGCGGGTCTGGTGGAACTGGTGGGGCGGGACCTAGCGCGACTCCAACCGGAACAGGTGGTAAAGCAAACAAAGTAACCAAGCAGGGCAATCAGGTTCCAACAACCGAAGCGTGGATCGAGCAGTTCCGAAAGGACTACCCCGCGTACTCGGATTGGACCACACAGTCCGTCATCGACTATTTCGGTCAGGACGTTATTGATGTTTTGATGAAGACCGTTGATCCGAACGTGGAGTATTCGGATGAGGAACTTCTCACACTGTTCAAGCAGACCCGTTATTACAACCAGACGACCAGTAAACAGCAGGAGTTTGATAAGGCTCGCCCAGCTGTTCAGACGCAGTTGTTGTCTGACGCTAGACGCGCAATCGTGTCGGAGTATGCGGATTTGAATTTGGCTGAGTCTGATCTTGTTGATTTGTCGCGTCAGGTTGCCCGTTCTGGTTTGGCTGGTTCAGGGTTGAAGCAGGCGGTGTATCAGTATGCGTTTAGGCGACCATCTGCCGCACCAGGGATGACTGCTCCCGCTACGGCTCAGGCTGCTTTGCAGGGCGCTGACGCTGATGAGATTCGTAACTCGCTTCGAGCATACGGCTATAAGGTTTCTGATGCAGAGTTGCAGGCCGCGTTGACTGGCGGAATGTTCAACGGTGTGGCGGTGTCGAAGGACCAGTTGTTGCAGAAGGCGCAACGTATTGCCAAAGTGCAGTATGGTGCGCTGGCTGATGCGATTGATGCTGGCGCATCGGTTGATGACGTATTTTACAACTACAAGCAGTATGCGGCTCAGACGCTTGGTTTGGATCCGTCACAGGTTGACTATATGCGTGATCCGAAGTGGGCTGAGGCTTTCGGTACGAAAGAGACTGGTCCGTTGTCGTTGTCTGAGTGGGTGACGAAGCTGAAGTCTGATTCTCGGTTCGGTTGGCAGTATACGGCTGAGGCGAATAAGCAAGCTGAGGATGTGGCGATGTCTATTGCTCGTGCGTTCGGGAAGGTGCAGTAATGAGTGACATGGCTATCAATGAACAGTTGTTGCAGGAATCTTTGGGCGGTCTTGCCGAGATCGGTCCAACCGCCGAAACGATTCAGACTGCTATTGACGCAGGGTTTATTAGTCCTGAGTTTACGCCGGTGGCACCAGTCCAACCTCCGACTGGTGGGGGTGGAGACGTTGGAGGTGCGGACGGTGGGGGTGCCGATGGAGGCACTGGTGATGGTGCGGACGAGACACTGGATCCGATTGCTGAGCAAATGCGTTTGGATCGTGAAGCCGCGTTAGAGGCCGCACGTATTGAGCGCACCACCCGTCAGCGTGACGCTCGAAACACGATCACCGAGATGTTGCAAAGTTTCGGTTTGGGTGAGTTAGCTGATTACACGTACCGTGAAATTATTGCGCAGGACATCACGAATCCTGATGTGATTATGTTCCGTTTGCGTGAACAGCCTGCGTATCAGCGTCGATTTTCTGCGAACGCTGCTCGTGCCCGCAAGGGTTTGCCTGAGTTGGACCCTGCCTCGTATATCGGGTTGGAGAACCAATATCGGGAAACGCTTCGAGCGAACGGTATGCCAGCCAACTTCTATGACCAGAACGATGACTTCACCGCGTTGCTCGAAGGTGATGTTTCGCCATCCGAACTGAATGAGCGTGTCCAGTCTGGGTATCGTGCGGTTGCTGACGCCGACCCTGAGGTGAAGCGCCAGATGCAACAGTTGTACGGGGTGGGTGAGGCTGAGTTGGCTGCCTACTTCCTTGACCCTGAACGTGCTGCACCGCTTCTGACTCGTCAAGCTCGTGCTGCTCAGATCGCTGCCCGTGGAGCCGAGCAGGGTGGCATCCAGTTGACTGGTGCGCTCGCTGAGGATTTGGCTCGACGCGGTATCACCGAGGCCGAGGCTCAGCGAGGGTTCGCTGAGATCGGTGCGCTGGGTGAGTTGCGTCAAGCGTTTGCTGGCGAAACAGAGTTGTCCACCGAGGAGCTGGTAGGTGCGCAGTTCAGCCAGAACGTTCAGGCTCAGCAGGAGTTGGAGCGTCGTCGCCGTTTGCGTACCGGTGAGTTCGCTGGCGGAGGTCAGTTCACTCGCACCACCGGAGCCACATCAGGCTCGATTGAGACAGGTGTCGGCACCGCACAGTAACCACCGATAGTGGTTTGTGCTACACTTCGAGTGTTCCAACAGGGACACCATCGGAACCCCCCGATTTCGATGTGAAAACAAGGGTGAGACTTTGCAGCCATCTGGTCCCTCCGTCCAGATGTGGGCAGAAGGAGTGAGCCATGTCAGAAGCAAACTTTGAGTTTGATGAGGACGCGGTAGAGCAACAGCCGAAGGATCCCGTTAGGGCACATCTGCGGAAACTCGAAGCCGAAAATAAGGCTTTGAAAGAGCAGGTCGCAGCCAAAGCGGAAGCCGAACGAAAGCTGGCGTTTGTGGAAGCAGGTGTAGACCTGACATCTCCAGCCGCCAAGTATTTCGTGAAGGGCTATGACGGTGAACTTTCACCGGAAGCAATCCGACAGGCGGCCGAGGAAGCAAGTCTCATTCGTAAGCAAGACACGTCTGGTGAACAGCAGGCGTGGAACAGGGTGGCTCAGGCTGCTCGTGCGGGTGACACAAGCGAACCGGTTGTTGACTACGCGGACAAAATCAGGCAGGCCCGTTCAGCCGATGAAGTGATGCAACTGCTGGCTCAGGCGAGAGCCGAAGCAAGCAACCTGTAAACCCCCAAACAAGAAGGAAGTCCTAAAGTGGCTTACACGCAAGTATCTTCGCTCAACACCGTTCAGGCGGCGTACGAGCAGCTGGCCTACTTCGCGCTGCGCTCCGAACTCCTGTTCGATCAGGCAGCCGATGTCCAGCCAACCAACCAGTCGATGCCAGGAAGCTCGGTGGTGTTCACCAAGTTTGCTGACCTTTCGGCAGCAACCAGCACCCTCGCTGAGACGACCGATGTCACCCCAGTCGCGATGAGCGACAGCCAGGTGACGGTCACGCTCGCTGAGTACGGCAACGCGATCAACACGACCGCCAAGCTCCGTGGCACCTCGTTCATGGATGTGGACGCAGCCGCAGCGAACATCATCGGCTACAACGCTGGTGACTCGCTTGATCAGGTTGTCCGCGACGTTCTCGCCGCTGGCACCCAGAACATCTTCTACGGTTCGGGTGGCGCTTCGCTCCCGACGAGCCGTGCGACGGTCGGTTCTGACGACATCATCACCGCGAACGATGTCCGCAAGATGACCGCTTCGCTCCGCAAGAAGAACGTTGCCACGTTCAACGGCTACTACATGGGTTTCATTCACCCAGACGTGTCGTACGACCTTCGTCGTGAAACCGGCAACGCTTCGTGGAACGCTCCGCACGTCAACGTGGATGTCGCAGGCATCTACAACGGCGAGATCGGAATGTTCGAGTCGGTGCGCTTCATCGAAACGCCACGCGCGAAGATCTTCGCAAACGCTTCGGACGGGTCGGGTTCTTCGACCGGTTCCAGCGCAACCGTGGACGTGTACTGCACCCACGTCATGGGCCGTCAGTCGCTTGCAAAGGCGTACTCGATTGTCGATGGCAACGGCGCGTTCCCGAAGATCGTGGAAGGTCCAGTTGTGGACGTTCTGCGCCGCTTCAACCCAACCGGCTGGTACTGGCTGGGTGGCTACGGCCGCTTCCGTGAGGAAGCACTCGGACGCATCGAGTCGTCGTCCAGCATTGGTGCCAACTAACTAGTTGGTTCTCCGCAGAGCGGGGATCGGTGGGTGTATGCCTGCTGATCCCCGCTTTTTGCGTTTGCTACACTTGTCGCGATGTCAATTTCTAACTACGCCGAGAACGCACTTCTTGACACTTTGAGGAATCAGTCGTTTGCTGTCACCACCACCTACGTCAAGTTGCACACTGGCGACCCTGGTGAGGCTGGTACGAGCAACGCTGCGACTGAGACGACTCGTAAGGCTGTTACGTGGTCGGCTGCTTCGTCGGGTTCGATGGCTTCTTCTGCGACTCTTGAATGGACCAACGTCTCGACAACTGAAACGTACTCACATTGGTCGCTTTGGGACAATGCTTCTGCGGGTAACTGTTTGTGGTCTGGTGCTCTGTCTTCTTCCGCTGCTGTTACCGCTGGCGACACGTTCCAGATCACTACTCTTACGCTGTCTCTCGACTAGCTGAAAGGGGATAACCCCTGATGGCCAGAACAGCGGTAATCGGGTTTACTGAACCGTTTGTTGGTACCAGAAGGTTTTATGTTGGTACTCCTGTAGCGCGTACTGCTACGGGTTCTGGTACTGGTTCTGCGTCTGCTGCTGAAGTTCTTGTTGCTATTCGTACCGCTACGGGTTCTGGCACTGGAACAAGTTCTGCTGTTCGTGTCGTTATCAGGTTCCGTACCGCGACTGGTGCTGGTGCCGGTGCTGGGTCTGCGGATCGTGTCATTGTCAAGTTGCGTACAGCAACAGGTTCAGGGGCGGGTGCTGGGTCTGGTGATGGGTTGGTTACTCGTGCGAGAACCGCAACTGGTTCTGGTGCTGGGGCTGGTTCTGCATCAAAACTGCATATTGCCCCGCGTACTGCGACTGGTTCTGGAGCAGGTTCTTCTTCGAGTGAGGAGCAACTGTTCACTGCGAGAACCGCTACAGGTTCGGGCACAGGTTCGGCGTCGGTTGATGGTGATTACATTCGGGTGCGCACCGCTACAGGATCGGGTGTCGGTTCTGCTGTAACGGTCATTGTTCGTGTGCCGATCAGAACCGCGACAGGTTCGGGTACTGGTTCGGGGTCGGGTGTTGATCTTGTCATCACTTTGCGTACCGCCACAGGATCGGGTGCTGGTACGGCTGTTTCGGTTGGTGCTCGCGTGGTCCGCAAGTCAGGCACTGCGTCTGGTGCTGGTTCAGGGACCGCTCTTTGGGTGAAGTCACGCATTTTCCGTATGCCAGCCGATGACGAATATCCTGGTGGCCTGTTCGCCAACTTCGACACCAACCAGCGTTTGCGTTCGTATGACCGTTCTGGTCGCCGTGCACGAAACCTATACAAGCTGACCGATGGCACCTACACCACCACCGAGCAACGAGATCAGGGTCAGGTGGAGAAAGTGTATTTGGGGTCGCATAGTAATTTTCTTACCGATACCGAGGTGTCCGAGTTGACAGCAGCCGGATACGGGAGTTACATAACCTGATGGCTACTTTTCGTCCACCGACCGACAACTTCGTTACCCAAGCCCCGACGACCCGTGACAGTGTGCTTGGTGTGCTGTCCCGTGATGAGCGTCTTCGACGCAGGCTCGCCCAGTTTTATCCAGCCGCCCCTAGAGGCAGGAACGTGTACTGGCTTCTGAACGGCACCTTTACCGAGAACGACCCAGCGGACCCTGCCGACATTCGCACCGTGTTCTATGGTGGGCACGATAATGTGGTGACAGCAGAGGAAGAAGCCGCGTTGATCGCGGCGGGATACGGGAGTTACATCACGTGATAAAGCATCAGGAGACACATCCTTCGTTGGATGTGGAGGGTTGTTTCGGTTGCAAGATTGCTTGGGTGGGTGTCGCCCCATCAGCTGCACCTACCCGTGGTGGCGGGGCAAGGGTCGCCCAGATCGCTGCGAAAGACAAGGTGTTGGAGAAGGACTTGGATGCGTATAAGCGTTTGCGTGATGAGGGGTTGCAGCCTCATAACGTGGATGGTTCAGCGAAGATTGAGCAGATCGCTGAAACCAAGTTTCAGGTTGAGACAGGGATTATCAACCCGACTCTTGATGCGATTGTCAAGTGATGCTTCTCACTATTTACATCCCCACCTACAAGCGTGTCGAGCTGGCTGACTGTTTGGATAGCATCGTTCCACAGTTGACGGATCAGGTTGAGGTGATCGTCAGCGATAACGATGGGTCGGCAAAAGAAATTGTGTCCCGTTTTCCGAAGGTGACATACACCCGCAGGTATTTCAATATTGAGGGCGACCCGAATGTGGTGCGCGGTTTGGTGTGCGGTACCGGTGAATATGTTTGGGTGTTTGGGGATGACGACACGATGCTTCCAGGCACCATCAAACAGTTGTTGCCGATGCTCACTGGGGTGGATCGGGTGATTCACTGGTCGCCAAACTCGATGGAGGTAAATCCGGGGTTTTTCGGGCCGATGCCTGACTACATCAAGAGTCTGGAGGACAAGTCGATTCTTGTTGCTTCAACTTTGATTACTGCGAACGTGTGGCGTAGAGCAGCGATGGATGTTGCGTCTGGCTTACGAATGGTTGACACCAAGTATCCGCTGTTTTGGGCTGGGTTGAACACGAAGACGGTGAAAATAATGCCGGTCCCAACCGTCACCGTTGGTTATGTCCATACGAATGTGTTCGGGTTCTTCAACAAGGTTATTGACCAGTATTTGAAGGCGCTGATGGATGCCAACGGTTTGCCACACATCGATCTGTTTGATGCGTTGCGTTGGAACTTCGTCAACGTATCCAAATGAATACGCAGCATTGGCACGGCTTTACCGATGGCAGGTTCGGTTACGGCTCGATGCTCAACGGGTTTCTGAACCATGTGCCTGATGGGGTGACATTGGATGAGATGTCAAGCGTGTCGGTTCATATGGGTGTGCCGTTCTCTTGCAAGGGTTGGTATGAGAAGCAGCATCGTGTCTGTTTCACGATGTGGGAAACATCGGTTGTGCCGATCAGGTTTGTGCGTTGGCTTGCCCAATACGACCAGATCCTTGTCCCTTGTAAGCACAATGTTGAGACTTTCAGTAAGCATCATCCGAATGTGAACTATGTGCCGTTGGGGGTGGATCGTACGATTTGGATGCCGCAGCAACGGGCAGAGAACAAGGTGTTCAGGTTTATGGCTGGCGGTTCGCTGTGGGAACGCAAAGGTATTGATGCCGTGGTGAAGGCGTTTCTGAAACTGGATTTGCCTGACGCCGAACTGCATCTGAAGATGGCTCCCCATGCGTCCGATGTGCCACAGGATATTCGTGACCCGCGCATCATCTTCCACCGGACTTGGATGACTATGAGTGAGCAGGTCGAGTTCTTCAACTCTGCTGATTGTTGGGTGGCTCCTGCCCGTGGCGAGGGTTTCGGGTTGATCCCGTTGCAGGCGATTGCGTGTGGTGTCCCAACGATTGTTAGCGCTTCGTCTGGTCAGGCACAGTTTGCGCATCTTGCCAGTTCGATAGTGAAATCCACACCGAAACCGTCACCTCATGGCGGGAACTGGGATGAGCCTGATCTGAACGATTTGGTGCGTTTGATGCGTCACCATTATGAGAATCGTTCAGCGTTGCGGGTGGATGCCCGTGAACGTGCCGTGTTGACTGACGAGTTCTCGTGGGACAAAGCAGCGCAACGGTTGGTTGAGGTGGTGCCGAAAGGCAAGAAACTGCCAGCGTCAGCGAAATGGACTTCTCCAAAACCTGTGGTCCCTGCACAAGTCAAGAGGGCAACCACGGTCGAGATCAACGGGAAAGCACAACGCTTTGAGCCTGGGGTACAGTATGAGGTTGAAGAAAACGTGCAAGACATCCTTTACGCAGCAGGAGCATTGGTATGAAGAAGCAGTTCTGGGATAAGAAGAACCCGAAGAAGAAGTCCACCCCGCTGTCGGCTTCTCAGAAGAAGGCTGCTCAGGCTCGTGCGAAGAAGGCTGGTCGCCCATACCCGAACCTTGTGGATAACGCTTGGGCTTCCCGTAATGGCTAAGACACCGGCATGGCAACGCAAAGAGGGCAAGGATCCGAAGGGCGGGTTGAACGCGAAAGGTCGAGCGTCAGCGCGAGCGCAGGGGATGAATCTGAAGCCACCTGTGTCTGCGGCGCAGGCAAAGCGTTCACCGAAGGCGGCTGCACGGAGAAAGTCGTTTTGCGCAAGGATGAGTGGGGTATCTGGGCCGATGAAAGACTCGAAGGGTCGTCCGACCCGCAAAGCGCTGGCTTTGCGTAAGTGGGATTGCTGAGAGTGGTATTCTGAGCGTCTATGAAAAAGTCGATGAAGCTCGGTGGTGGTGGTCGTTTCGCAAAGTTGGAAAAGTCAATCGCCGCAAGAGGCGGGGTGAAGGATCCTGCCGCTGTCGCTGCTGCGGTTGGGCGTAAGAAGTACGGCGCTAAGAAGATGGCGAAGATGGCTGCCGCTGGTCGCAAACGAGCAAAGAAGGGAAAGTAACCATGTCCATGAAGGGCGAGAAGTACAAGTCCAAGAAGGCGAAGATGAAGCATGAGCGTTCCGAGGGCAAGAAGGAACGCATGATGGAATACGGTTCCAAGAAGTCCAAGAAGAAGGGAAAGTAATTATGCCGATGGTCGGTGGCAAGGAATACCCGTACACGAAGGCTGGCATGGCTGCCGCTAAGAAGCAGGCCAAGAAGTCTAGCAAGAAGTTGAAGATGAAGGTCACTGCTGCTGATAAGGCTGCGATGAAGGGCAAGAAGAAGAAGTAGTGTCTACTGCTGGTGCGCTCCTTGACCGAGTTGCCCGTCAACTTCTTTCCGGCACCATCGAGGAACGGAACAAGTTAGCGACATCGGTTGACTCTGATGACACGTCTTTTGTCATGTCATATGAGTTGGGTGCGTTGCGTACTGGCGCGGTCTTCGAGATTGATTCGGAGTTGTGCTATGTGTGGGATGCGACTATTGGGAATAAGACGCTGGTGGTTGAGCGCGGTTTTGCTGGTACTACTGCTACTTCTCATTCGTCGGGTGCTGTCGTTACGCTGAATCCTCGTTTCCCGAAGGCACAGATGTTGGATGCGTTGAATCAGGACATTGATGACTTGTCGAGTCCCGCGAACGGTTTGTTTCGTGTGGTGTCTACCGATGTGTCGTATAACGGGTCGGATCGCCAAATCAACATCACGGGTGCCACCTCGATTATCGATCTGATTGATGTGCGATTGCGTTACCTCTCGGACGATCATCCGGTGATTCGCCGTGTGCGTCTGTCACGGGATATGCCGACCACCGATTTTGCGTCGGGGTTCGCGCTCACGTTTGATGAGGGGACGATGGCTGGCACTTTGCGTATCCGTTACAAGGCACCGTATACACGGGTTTCGGCGTTGACCGACAACATCCAAACCGTCTCGTATGTGCCAATCAACATGGAAGACATTTTGGAGATGGGTGTGATGTCTCGTATGTTGTCAATGCGTGAAGTGAAGCGTAACTTTATTGAGTCGCAGGGTGATACTCGTCGATCTGATGAGGTTCCGCCTGGTGCGATGCGTGACTCGTTCAGTAACATTTTGCGTTTGCGTAGGGATCGGATTGTCGCTGAGGCGGCACGTTTGGCGAGGCAGTATCCGCTAGTCATTAGGCAGTAGCCGTGGCTGTTCTTACCGATTTCACTTTCCCGTTCAGGGGTGGCACAGCGTTCTATACGGGTACTGGTGCAACGGAGCTTGTTCCGTACACGTTTCCTATTGCGATCAATGGTCGCCCGTATCTAATTGATACGAAGTCTGGTGATTTTGGTCGCCAGTTTGATGCTCGTGTTCGTGACTCGGTTGACCAATCAACGGAGCCTGGTGAATCTGCTATCAACCCACAAGGTTTGTGGCGTAGGTCGCAATCGTCTTGGCATTACGGGGCTGGGCAGGCGTATTCCGATACAGCCGATGCGGAGAACTATCGGTTCCGTTCCTCGAAGGGGATTGATGTTTGGAATCGTGGCGAACTGTCGTTGTTGTCTGATACGACTCTGGCGTATCCAACATCAAACACGAACCTGTATATGTCCACGGCTGATGGTCGCATCTACGGTTCGGATGGCCAGAACGTCAAGTACACGAGTGACTGGTCCACTTTCACCACGGTGACAAGCACGGCAGCGTCAAACATCTATTCGCTCACCTCGGACGGATACAACGTGTTCTTCTCGTATGCCAACGGGGATATTGACCAGACGAACGCTGGCACTTCTGCGGCGTCTGCGTATATCACCGGTATCGAGGCTGGCACTTTGCGTTATGTGCGTGGCCGTTTGATGGTCGCTGGGCAGGGTACCGATAAGCACAAGATTTGGAACATCACCACTAGCCCAGGTTCTTCAGCGAACAATCCGTCAGCGTTATATACGCATCCGAATAGCAATTTCAACTGGGTTGGTTTTGCTGGTGGACAGAACCATATTTATTGCGCTGGTTATGCAGGTAACAAGAGCCTGATCTATAAGACCACGATCAAAGCTGACGGAACCGCACTCGATATTCCCACGGTGGCTGGAGAACTACCACAGGGTGAGATTGTGTCTGGTATGGAGGCATATCTCGGTTACATCATCATCGGGCTAACCACAGGGTTCCGTTTCTGTTCGGCTGATGACAACGGCAACTTGGTTATTGGACCGTTGATTGAGACTGGCACGACAGTGAATTCGTTTGCTGGTATCGGCAAGTTCGTGTATTTCGGTTGGACGAACTATGACTCCACCTCGACGGGTATCGGGCGCATGGATGTCTCGACGCAGGTGAGCACGAACCAGCCTGCTTACGCTTCGGATCTGATGGCGACAGGGCAGGGCACGATTGTTGATATTCACGAGTTTGATAACGAGCCTGTGTTCACGGTCGCTGGGTTGGGTGCGTACAGGGTGCATCCAACGGACAAGGTTGCGTCAGGCACTTTAGAGACAGGTATTTACAGGTGGGGTGTTCCTGATGCGAAGTTTGTTCCGAAGTGGGATTTGCGCACCCAGCCGTTGAACGGGACTGTGGGTATTTCAGTTGCTTCAGATAGCGGATCGTTCCAATCTGTTGGTACCCAAACAACTGCGGGTTCGTTGGAGTCCACGTTTGATGGGTTTGAAACGAAGGTGTTTGAGGCTGAGGCTCGGCTTACTTCGTCGCGTTCTGCGTCTGATGCCACGGTTGGTCCGGTGGTGACACGCTGGTTGGGTCGAGCGTATGCGGCTCCGTTGCGTTCCCAAATTTTCTCGGTGCCTGTCCTTTTGCATCATATGGTGCGTGACAAGAACGGTCGGGAGTTGTATGTGGATGTGGATTATGAGTTGGCTGTGTTGCGGGATTTGGTGGAGAATCCGCGTGTTGTGACATATCAGGAAAACACGGACTCGTATTCTGTGGTGGTGGAGGATGTGCGTTGGCGACCGATTCAGGATGCCCGTAGCCACAACGAGTGGGATTGGAACGGCACCTGTACCGTCATCATGCGTAGTGTACGATAGGACCCCAAATGGCTGCTTTTACTAGACGACAATACAAGGGTGCGGCGGTAGCAACTACCACCACGAACTCGTTGAATGTTTCGGATACTTCGGTCACTATCGCCTCGAACACGGGTTGGCCTTCGTCGGCTGGTGTGCCGTTTTATGTGGTGATTGATCCAGGTACTTCGGCTGAGGAGAAGTGTTCGGCAACAATTTCTGGTACGACGCTCACGTTGACTCGTGCGCAGGATGATACGACTGCTTCAGCGCACTCATCTGGCGCGACTATCTATCCGGTGTTCACCGCGAATGATGCGGATGAGGCGAATGAGCTTGTCTCGAAGCTGACCACGAAGGGTGACCTGCTGGTCACTGATGGGTCGGCGTTGAATCGTTTGGCTGTCGGTACGAATAATTATCAGTTGACTGCTGATTCGGCTGCGACGAATGGTGTGAAGTGGGCGTTGTCTCCTGAGACGGATTTGGTGACGACGAAGGGTGATTTGTTGGTGGGGACGGCTGCTGACACGTTGGCTCGTCAGGGTGTGGGGTCGAATGGTCAGGTGTTGGTGGCTGATTCGGGGCAGACGAACGGTGTTGCTTGGGTTGATCCGTTGTCTAATCGTAATGTGATTATCAATGGTGCGATGCAGGTGGCGCAACGAGGAACATCTGTAGCAGGAATTACCGGCAATGGATATAACACGGCAGACAGATGGCTATGTGACGCTAGTGGGTTAGGGACCTGGACTCAATCAGTTGAAAATGATGCGCCTACTGGTTCTGGTTTTCGTAAATCATTGAAGATGCTCTGCACGACCGCTGATGCCTCACCAGCATCGACTGATTTTTTCTATATCAGTCAAAGACTTGAAGGTCAAAATGTTCAACAATTTGCAAAAGGGACTTCTTCTGCAAAATCAATGACAGTTTCGTTTTGGGTAAAATCAAATGTAACTGGAACTTTTGTTGTCCGACTTCTTGACCAAGATAATTCAAATCGTATGGCTAGCGCACAATATACGGTTTCTGCTTCCGCTACTTGGGAGAAGAAAACTATTACGTTTACTGGAGATACAACTGGAGCCTTTGACAATGATGCTAATGCGTCTTTGTGGGTTTCGTTTTGGATTGGTGGGGGTTCTAATTTCACTTCTGGAACGACACAGGCTTGGGGTACTTATACGGCGGCGAATGAGGCACCTGGTCAAACCAATCTCGCTGCTGCCACAAACAATTATTGGCAGGTGACGGGTGTGCAGTTGGAGGCTGGTGCGGTAGCAACCCCATTCGAGTTTGAGGACTACGGGGTGACGATTGCTAAATGTCAGCGGTATTATCTCAAGGTTGGTTCTGGAAGCGGCAATTATGCAACATTGAGCAGTTATGGGGTTGCTGCTTCTACGACGGTTGTGAACTTTTCTATTCCGCTTCCGACAAGAATGCGGAGTGTACCATCATCTGTTTCCTATGCGAATATTGAATTGAGTTCTGGTGGTGCTGTAGGTTCTTTGGCATTCTCTGCGAATGGAATGTCGGATACTGTCTTGAATCTTGACGCAAACACAACTGGTGCAACATCTGGTGCGCTTCTGGTTCTACGAGCATTGAACAGTGTAAATGCCTATGTTGCTTATTCGGCGGAGTTCTGATGTATTACTACATAGAAATTGGGTCTAAGGGGCAAACGACACGCCACATCCTGAAGCGTCTGCCTGATGGTGGCGTGCAATCGTTCCCCGATGTCGAATCAAACACAGGGCCAGAGCGTCAGGCTTATCTTGCTTGGGTTGCTGAGGGGAACACGGCTGAGGAATGGTCGCCTGAAGCGTAAGTGATGTGCGTAACACACGCTGGCTGATCTTCGCACCCGTCGCATTTCTCGCCCTACTCCCACAACAAGTAAACGCTGAACCCCAACCAGGGTTGAACGCAGTCGGCTACACCATCGACCAAATCCCACCAGAGCGCTCAGATGATCTATACCCCATCTGCGGGTCCGAGGTAGAGAACAACATCAACCGTAACTTCAACGGTGAACCATTCCAAGAGTGCGGCTGGGATTTCTTCATGGTCCACTACACAGGGTTCATCAATCTGCCTGAGCACGAAACGATTGAGTTCATGGTGGCAGCTGACGATGGTGGCACGGTCAGTATCGCTGGGCAGGAGGTCGGTACTTGGGATTTGAAGGGTTGCTCTTGGTCGAGCACCATAACGCTTTCCGTTATGCCTGGTTTGTATCCGTTGGATGGCTGGTTCTTTGAGGCTGGTGGCGGTACTTGTTATATGCTCGCTTGGAAGATTGACGACGCATATTGGGAGATCGTTCCAGAATGGGCATTTACAACAACATCCACCCCTGTGACGACGACCTCTACTTCTACTGTCCCACCAGAGACTGTCCCTGTCACGGACCCGCCTACTACCACGACGCTTCAGGAAACCTCAACGACCGAGGAACCGACGACTAGTAGTTCTTCAACTCAGCCCACACCGCCAGCCACAACAACCCTGCCACCAGCAGAAGAACAAACGCAGTCGCCCCCCACAGGAACATCAACGTCCACCACAGCACCGTCAACATCTACTCCTCCTTCAACCGTCGCTGAACCATCCACCACAGTAACAACTGAACCGGAAACAACAACCAGTTCATCTACGAGTACGTCGCCACCAGCCACGTCAACCACACCACAAGAGGAATCTCCACCGCCATCAGCCACGACTGAACCTTCCACGACTGTGCCCCCAGTATCAACAACGGAAGCACCACAACCGCCAGTAACAGACCCAGAAGTTCCAGAAACCCAAACATCGGTGGACACGCTACCCCCGTTCGAGGACGATGTGGTGGAGGATCCGCAGGAACCAGCCGTAGACATACCTGTTGAGGATGCCCCCACAATCGACGCAGAGCCTCCTGTAAGCCCCGTAGACGAGAGCGAACCCCCTGTCAGCACTATTGATACCCCTGAAACGCTCCTAGAGGCTCTGGATGCGTCCTCCGAACCGACCCCTGCGCAAGCCGCCCAGCTTGCCACCAACCCGCAGGTGCTTGCAGTAGCAAGCGCAGAGCAGGCTGAAGCCATCTTCGAGGCGTTGAATGTTAGCGAATTAGATAACACTCAGGTCGCAGCCCTGATCGAAGCGGTACAGGATGCACCAGCCGAAGTACGTGAAGCGTTTGAGGACACCATTGACATTTTTGGTGAAGGCTTAGACGACTATGTGCCCCTCGGATCCAACATCCCAGTCGGCACCAGACGCACACTTATCGCCGTAACAGCAGGAATAACGCTCGCAGCAGCAGGTACTAGAATACGGCGCTGATGCGTAAATTCTTGGATTTTCTGAGCGAGAACTCATGGACCTACGCCGGTTCTGGCATGGTGCTCATCACCTTGTCTGGGCCTACTCTCCGATCAGCCCTGTGGATAACTGGTGTAACATTGATCCTGCACTCAGCGTTATCCCTCTCCCAGAAAGACTGAAATGGACAAGCTCAAGAACATCATCTTCCGTATCTTCGCCCTGTTCGGCTCCTCGGCTTTGGCTGCGGTTGCTGGTGGCGCAATCATCGGTGTTGAACTGTGGAAGTCTGCTGCCCTTGCTGGCGTGATGGCTTGTGCACAGGTCGTTGAGAAGCTTCTCCGTTTCAGCGTGGATGGCACGTTGACGAAGGAAGAAATCGAAGCCGCGTTCTCTGGTGCTGGTGCAACGAAGAAGAAGGAAGAAGCGGCTGAATAATGGCGAAGGTGGACATCGCCAAACTTCCGATCATCAAGGTGAAGTTGTGCTCACACCTCAAAGGGGTGGAGCCAGGTGAATTGGATCCGAGCCTGCTTCGCAAGATTGAAGGCAAAGGTCAGTTGCATCATTGTGCGGCTGACGCATACGAGGCGATGGACGCTGCGGCTAACGCAGAAGGAATTGACCTCAGCCCGACTAGCCCAGCGGACACATATCGCTCGCTTGCGGTTCAGGAGTACGGATTCTTCCAGCGATACACCGACAACCCGAAGCCAGCCCTGATGAAGCAGAAACCACGCATCTACAAAGGCAAGGCGTGGTATCTGAAGAAGGGGATGGCCCAACTCGCGGTCCCTGGCACGAGCCAGCACAACTACGGCATCGCAATCGATATTGCCAACGCTTCGGGTGCACGGCTGGAATGGCTTGCGAAGAACGCGACCTCGTTCGGTTTCTCATGGGAAGTCCTCCCATCGGAGCCGTGGCATCTGCGTTACGTTGCAGGCGATGATGTGCCTGAGCGTGTGAAGGCTTGGAAGGAATCAAAGGGAGCTTGATGTGGACGCTGGGTGGGCTGTCTTTCTTAGTGCCGTTGTTGCTGGTGCTTTTTCTGTCATAGTCACCCTTCTCCAGAAGTTCAAGAAGGAGAACGCCTCAGATCATGAGGTTGTGATGGGGATGCTGAAGATGGTTTACAAGAAGCAGGGCAGCGTAGAAACCAAGATAGATAAGGTTTCTGAGAGGTTGACGGACCACATCGAAAACCACTAGGGTTTGCCTCTCTTAGGGAGGTGCTAGACAATGGCAAAGAACTTCAGTATGGTGGAGTTACGACTCATTCGCGACAGTCTTTTGAAGGTGACACCGGCAAGAGATCAAGCTGATGCGTTGTGGGATGTAATCGAGAAAATCAACGCATTGATTGGAGAACAGCGTGAGCAAGACAAAGGGAAGTCTGCTAACCGAAATAAAAGAAGCGCAGGGAACTAGCGGTCGCAGACCGCTCATCTTCGGTATTGCCGAGGAGTTGCCTGAGGAAGATCGTGACGACTTTTGGGCGGCGATCAACGACCACAGCATCTCTGCTGGGGCGATAAGCCGAGCGCTCGCGAACAGGGGAATCAAGTTGACCGCTGGGGCAATCGGTACGTACCGTCGAAAGGAATACAGTCATGGCGCTTGATCGAGAGATCCAGTTGGAAGCAGAGATCGCAGACCTTCGTGCAGCGTTGAAGACTGCACAGCAGAAGGAAGCTCGTGCGAAGAAGCGGTCCGATGACATGGTGGAGGCGGTGTATCAGGCTGCGCGTGACGCGGCTCGTGCCACCCCAACCCGTAAACCTGTCCCGTTCAAGAAGGACACCCGCAAAGGTAAGACTGAGGTTGCGTTGGTTCATGCTACGGACTGGCAGTTGGGTAAGCGCACCGTGTCGTTCGGTGTGTCCACACTGGCGAAACGGATCGAGCAGTTCACCGAGAAAGTGATGACGCTCACCGACATTCAACGCGCGGATCATCCCGTGAAGGAGTGCACTTTGATGTTTGGTGGCGACATGGTGGAAGGCATCGGCATCTTCCCAGGACAGGCGTACGAGGTTGAAGCACATCTGTTTGAGCAGTTGTTTGAGGCGACTTCGGTGATGGAAACGATGGTGGCTTCACTCGCTGGGTTCTTTGAGAAGGTTCATGTGGTGTGCGAGTACGGCAACCACGGTCGCTTGGGTCGCAAGGGTGATATGCCTGCTGGTGACAACATCGACCGTATGGCGTATCGCATCGCGTCTGAGCGCACAGCCCATCTGAAGAACGTCAGCTGGCAGATGTCATCGAACTGGTATCAAATAGTGAACATCGGTTCCTATCGTGCACTGCTGGTGCATGGTGACGAGATCAACTCGTTCGGCGGGAACACGCCAGCGTTCGGCATCCTGCGCAAAGTAAACGCCTGGTCCACGGGTGTGGTCGAGGAGTTCCAAGACTGCTACATGGGGCACTGGCACACCCCGATGACACTCACGATGGCCAACGCTGGTCGCATCTTCGTGACCGGTTCACCGGAGTCACACAACGAGTATGCCCGTGCGTTTATCGCAGCAGTCGGCCAGCCATCCCAACGCCTGCATTTCGTGGATCCTGTGAAGGGTCGAACGACAGCCGAGTACACAGTCTGGTTGGACTAATGAACCCTGATCCGATTACCACATTGACTGCTTCGTTGAAGAAGCTTCAGCAGGAAGTTGACCGTTGGAAGAACATCGCTGGCATCATGCACGAGTATCTTCAGGAAGGCGATCCGAAGGGTGCGAAAGAACACTACGAGGAGAACGTCAATGTCTGGGGATAGAACCATCGTGCTCGTCCAATGGGCCGACACCCACATGAGTGACGCAGGCTGGCTCGACCTAGAAAAGTATGAAGACGATGGCGAAATGCTGGTGGACACCGTAGGATTCCTGATACCGGTAGGGGAACCAGGCTCCAAAGATCAGCACGTCACTGTCTGGCAAACCCTTTGCAAGGGCGAAGGTATCCACGCAATCCATATCCCAGTGGGGATGGTCCGAGACATCAAGGTTCTTGACACAGCCTCGTTACACCCCTAAGGTAAACAGTCTGCAACGGAAGGAGAACCATATGCAGAACAGATACACCGAACCGAAACCACCGCACGGCAGCCAGGAGTGGCTGACAGCTCGATGGAAAAACAAGGACGGGGAAACCCGTGTGACCGCATCGGTCGCAGCGGTCGTCCACAACGAACACAAGTACACCACCCCAGCTGATCTCGCTGTTGAACTTCTCTCGGTGACACCCCCTGCACCGAAAGAACAGAACGATGCGATGCGACGAGGCACCATCCTCGAAGAACCACTACTCAGGTGGGCATCCGAAATCTTGGGCAAACCTATTACCGAACCCCATGTGCTGTACGCATACGACGAGGACGGTGTGCGGCTCCTGTCCACCATTGATGGGATGGATCCGTTAGGGGAGGTGTACGAACTGAAAACCTATAACAAGCGTTGGCAGGGACAGTTGCCACGTTATTGGTATTGGCAGGGAGTACAGCAGGCGATCTGCACTGACAGTCACGAAATCAATTGGATCGTGTTCGACTCGAATCTGGAACTGCATTTCCATACACAGACCGTGAGCAGTGACGAAAAGCAGATACACATTGACGCAGTTCGCCGGTTCCTCAGCTTCATTGACATGGGCATGATGCCAGATATCGCTGATCCAACCTACGACAACGCCGCCACCTTGTACCCACAGGGCATAGAAAACACCGTCGTCTTGGGCCATGAGATCTACGACACTTTAGAACGGTTGTCGTTGGCTCGTGAACAGAAGCGTCAAGCCGAACAGTTGGAGGAACAGTTGAAGGGTGAGATCGCGATGATCTTGCAGGACTGTGAGTACGGTGCCGTGGATGGCACGGTGGTTGTGTCGTGGAAGAACAGCAAACGCACCTCGTTCGACACCAAGAGATTTGAGGCGGAGCATCCAGCGTTGGCCGCCAAGTTCAAGAAAGAAACAACATTCCGCACTATGCGGATCGTCGCAAAGGAGAGCAAGTAATGAGCAACCTCGTGATTGCACCAGACCAGCAAGGTTTCACCCCACAGCAGGTGGCAACCTTGAAGCAGTTGGGTGTGGACAAAGTATCGGACGGTGATCTCGCCGTGTTCTTCCACCAGTGTGTACGCACAGGGCTGGATCCGTTCGCAAAGCAGATCTACATGGTGGGTCGCTGGGATGGTCGCGCGAACGCCACCCGCTACACCATCCAGACAGGCATCGACGGATACCGTTTGATTGCTGAACGCACCGGCAAGTACGCAGGCTCAGACGAAACCTGGGTCGAAGAAAACGGCAAGCCTGTCTCAGCGACGGTGACGGTCCGCAAGATCGTGGACGGACAGGTATGCAACTTCACTGCCACGGCACGTATCGAGGAGTATGTGCAGACAGGCAAGGATGGCAAGCCGATGGGGTTGTGGGCGAAGATGCCGCACCGTATGTTGGCAAAGTGTGCGGAGGCGCTCGCGTTGCGTAAAGCGTTCCCACAAGACCTGTCCGGTTTGTACACGGCTGAGGAAATGTCGCAGGCTGATAACGCTCCAGCTGCACCACAGATGGCGGAGATCCGTGAGATCAACCCTGTCGTGTCGGCAGACAATTTGGCACGGTTCAAGGCTGCGTGTGACGCTGTACCGATCAGCCATATTGAAGTCATCAAGACTGCTGGGTTGGAAGGCAAAGAGATTCGTGAGTCGGATATGCCTGCGTTGCGGGCAGCGTTCAAGAAGGTGAAGGAGGACTTGTTCTCTCCTATCCAGGATGCCGAGATTGTGGAGCCGTTCCCGAGTCGCAAGGTCGTAGACGTGGAACCGGAACCCGAGTTCGTGGAGGGCTACCCGATCCGTACGGTCGCTGATGTGGAGGCTGAGTTGGTGGATATGTTCGGTGCGAAAGAGGTTCCGGTCGAAGCAATCCAGTCGCATCCTGCGAACGGTAAGCCGAAGATCAAGGATCCGTCCGCACCTGCAACCGCACCACAGTTGGGTGTGATTCGCAAGATGGCACGGAACGTGAACATCATCACGAACGATGACCTTGCTTCACTGTGCACTGATGCGATTGGTCGCCCGATCAGCAAGCTGGATGACTTGACGAAGGGTGAAGCATCACAGATCATCGACACCCTCAACCCGAAATGAGTAACGACATAGTGCGCTTCGGGCACGAGATCATTCAGGATCTACTGCTGTTCCTGACATCGTTCTTACTGCTCAGGAGATAGTGCGAAGTGACTTTGGAACAGAACAGAAAGGGAGAATGTGAAGGACGCAAAGACAAGTGCGCGATCGCTGGATGCCCCAAGTTTGGAACTTTGGGACGTGAAGGCCGTGACGGTAAACGACGGGTCAAGGGATGTGGCGACCCTGTTGCGAGGGGCAGGAACGCTAGGCGCAAGGGACTGAAAAAGCAAAGAGATGCTCGCAAGCGTTTAGGAGTTGCGCCATCACATAAGTTTGGTGACGCAAATGAGGAACGCTGGCAAGACGAAATTTTTGCGAATGAGGTCAAAGCCGGTAAGCAGATACAAGCAGCGGTAAATGCTTGGTTGCGTATTGAAGCACAAGTAAAATCAAACGAAGCAGACTTTGGTTCTCGGCGCAAACCAGCGAGGGCAATACTCATGCCCGATGGCTGGGGAAATGAGGGATTGGTTATCGTGAGACTCTCTACGTGGGAAGATTTGGTTCGTCCCGCGATGGAGTGTTACTATCTAGAAAAATAAATATCCCTGCACAGGTTCAGCTGCCAGGGATTGACCGAACGATTGGAGT